GCAGGACATACTGAAACCTTGATAGCATTACCTATTGCTCCAGGGTATTTTGCAATAAATGTTGCACCAGTTGGAAATGATGACAAAAGATCATGTGCTGCTTTATTTTGAATAGAGATGTTAGTGCTAGAACCATTATCTGCGTTCTTTTGAGCTGCTCCTTCTGTACGCACTACTCTAAGAGATTGAGCATATAAAAGAAATATAGATGCGCTCGTGAATGTTGAATTAGTTAATAGATCCGGAGATCCAAATGATGCAACAAGTTCTGTTTCAGAACCTACTGTTACGATGTCGTTGACAGGACCCCAGTTAAAAGCACCAGCAATTGCGCCGGTTGACGTTGACACGCCGGGTACTGAATTAGAAGCATCGATTTCTTTTGACTGTACGCCAGGGGAAACTAAAAATGCCATGATCTTTCCTCATTATTTATTTTATATGGTTTCATTATATGGTTCATTATATGAATTAACTCAATCTTGATACTATTTATACTTAAACCATATTCACCTATGTTATTCTAAATTCCACAATGTCCCGCCAAGCATTTCTTGTGTTGGCTCATCATCGCGGTTACTAGGTATCACACCAAATGGCACTAAATCATTCTCTATTTCTAATGATCTTTCTGCATACAACATGTTCTTTATATCGATATTAGTCATTTCTTGGAAGAATGGTGTGGATGTGTACCAACCAAACATAACTAAATTCATTACAAGATCGTCGTGCATTCCAGGTAATGCTTCGTATGAAGCTCCTCTTGCAGAAAATGCTGATAGCTCACGTATAGTTTCAGCGTCATTAATAACAATTTTACCCTGCTCTATTAAATCTTTCATATTAGAGCAACCGATTCTTTTGACCTTCTTGGTCATTGTGACACCTACACCACCAGCTTTAACAGCGCTTTCTACGTGTACATTCTCATATTCTAAATCGTAATATAATCCATTACATACAACGTCACCAGACGCGTTATTTTCAATGACAACATATGCATCGTTAAATGTCTTTCCGTATTTATATATAATATCCGGAAATAGTAGAGGTGACATCATATTATTTCTATATGTTGCCACTTGAATGAATGGCTCTACGCTAATATCTATAACGTTAAAAGTAGAGTAATCCTGACCTCTTCCCTTTGCTACGTCGACAAACATTAAATAATTGTGGTCTTCTATTGGTTTCTTATAGAGATTAACACCATTCTGAGTATATAATGGTTCAATTGACACAAGGCTCATTAACTTATTTGCATCAATTAGAGTATTACCAGACGATATGACTTGGTTACCAAACTCTTGATCGAACTGCATTTGTGAAGTGTTTGCTATAGTCTCAGCCTTCCATGCTTCATCACGTCCAGGAACGTCCCACCAATCTACTTGGAATGGTTTAAAATTATTTGTACTCTGTACTGCACCTTCCCATAATTTATGGAATACATTAGCTACACCATTTCGTGTCGATGTAATAATAACCTTAGTGTTCTTACCGGATGAAATTACAGGGTATGTAGAGGTATAAAATTCAGCGTCATTCTCCACAAATGCAAACTCATCTAAGAATAATAAGTTAATAGACATACCACGAATAGATGAACCTGATGTAGCAGATGCAATAATACGAGAGTTATTACTAAATTCAATAGAACCTTTGTTGAGTGCCTTACAACCAGGTTGAAGAAAGAATGGAAGATTTTCTAACATAAGAGTGATACGAGATAACATTTCTCGTGAAGTAGCACCTTTGTTAGCAAGAATAGCTATCGTTTGTTCTGAATGGAATACTGCATACCATAATATATACGCAACGGATGATATACTTTTTCCAGACTGTCTACACGCAAGTACAATAGAGAATCTATTATCATTAAAATGATTAAACATTTTCTCTTGATAATCGTACAACTGGAATGGAACTAAACCTTCATCCAGGTTTATCACTTTAAGATAGGTCACAGCAAAGTATACCGGATCACGCATACACTTCTGGTATTCAAATATAGTCTCTTTATCCCATCCTTGAGAAACCCCATCACGCTTAATTAGTGGGTTACCTAGATAAGTTTCAATCCTTTGAGTCATCTACAACCTCTTTTTCAGTAGGCTCTGATGATAATAACCTTTGAAGTTCAGTAGTAGATCCTACAAATAGATTATTATTCACAGTACCACTACCTATAGCAGCGATACTTTTATTATCTTGAAGATCCTTCTTGACCTTCTGCAGCGTGATTATCTTCTCGTTAACGTCAGCCACGTCTTTGATAAGTCTTCCAAGAACTTCGAACGATCTTGGGTTATCAGATTCAGTTGCCAGTTCAAGCATAGCCTCAATTGCTTCAGATCCTCTATCCACTAACTCATAATACTTAGCCCGAGAATAATTATAATCTGCATCAACATCAAGACTGTTCTTATCAGTCGTCACCTTCGAAGAAATTATAGGTTTCTGTGTATCCATAAACATCATTAACTCCTGCATCAACTGGATTTGTTGTAGTATTTACTCGTTCCAGATATAGGTCTGAACCAGTTCTATTAATATCTGTTTTAGTAGTACGTATCGTAGCTTGTTCACCATCGACAGGGCCATAGAAGTTGGTTTTAATATCAAAGTCAAGTGTATAAATTATAACACGTCTCTGAGTAAAATCACCCTCATACTCATCAGACATATTAACACCAGTTAAAGTAATAGGCATATCAGTTTTGATTGCCTCACTTCCAGGAATATTTTTAATAGTCACTGTATAAGATGGTTGGAAGTATGGAATGATTTGCTCAATAATCTGAAGTCCATCATCCTGAGTCTTCGCCATTATATTTAACTGCATACCAATGGTATACGGAGCAGCAACATACACACCAATTTTCTTATTAAGCGTGGTTGATGCTACTGAAAACTTTGTTGTTTTCGCTAACTGTCGAGCCGGATCATATGCCATTGAAGTAATTTCAAAGCTCATGCGTGGTAACTTAATACCCATTGAAGTATCATTTAACTTAGGAGATTCTTCTAATCTAGCTAAGAACTTCTGACGAGGTCCATAGGCAAGAGGTACCTTCATTTGATCTTTAGTAGCACCTGCAGAATCTTTTCGAATAACAAATATATCATTAAATATAGTACCAAATACCGATACAGTTCTTCGAATTGTTTGATGATAAAAGTGTCCATTAGTAAGCATTATATCTCTCCGAATGGATTAGTTTCATTAAAGTCCAATATATCAGTACGAAGAGTGTCAAACGTATCATTCTTATTGAATGGATCACCTTGGTCTTCAGATACAGAAACTACATTCCATGAAGCTGCAGATGCCATTCCAACAACAGGAAGAGCTAATGCAAATTCGGTGTATTTATTAGTTGATGCTCTAACATGACTGAGATACAAGTATCTATTAGCAGGTAATGTTCCTGCTGTAACTTGAGCAACTTCAGCGGTTATGACCGTACCAGTACCTAATGTCTGTGTTACCGTCTCTTGTACTGTAAACGATGTACCGTTACTACCATCTATTAACAACTTATAAGCGAATGCAAAGTCGTCATCTAGCTTGTCAATCTCGGCGTAACCAGTTTTAAGATTCTCGCCAGCATATTCAAACTTCTCAATTTGTAGCTTATATGTAGGCCACTGAGCTAATTGATAAAAAGGCTGTTCGTGTTCAACGTGTGCGATTTCAAAAAGACTATTCGATAATGGAAGATATATTAAATCACCTTCACTAGGTCTATCGTTATTGATAAAGTTATTAGAATAACTGGTTAGCTTTTCCCAACGTAACTTTGATACTATCAATGTAGCTTGGTCTCTAATCTCAACGCCGAATTTAGAGAATAGATCTCCTTCGCCGCCAAAACCTTCTGCGTTATCAAGATACATTTCTATGTTATAACCATCAGCAAAGTCTGCTGCAATGGATTCACCCATTAGATTATCGTAATTGGCAATAGTACGAGGAATGTATATAACGTCCTGCCCGTATATTTGTAAAGCTTCTACAATAAGGTCTTCATAGAGCATCTGCTCAGATACAACCTTATTATTAAAATAAGTATTAGTTGCCATTATGTTATCCTACCATGAAATCAATTGGCTCTTCAAAGTTGAGCTGCATTGTCTCTTGAATCCTAAGAATTTCTTCACCAGCATCATCGAATATCTTTTGGCCATTCATCGTGACACCACCTGGTAACTGCATTCCCTCAAATTTAATTAAGTTTGCGCCCCATTGCTGTTTGATCAATGCTGTTGCATATTGCTTTAAGAATCGATCATTGTATATATCAGTATTTGTATCAGGGTCAACAATCACGTAACATTCGGCTACAATAAAATCGTTAGTTTTAACCTCAGTTCCCCAATCAACATCAATGTGTAACTTATTTGTATGTCGATTATAGCGAATAGATTCAGATGATCCAAGACGATGTTGCAATAATGAAACTTGAGTCTGTGACATTTCATATTCAGCAATAGAACCACCATAACGAAGATCATTAACAGTACCTAACATAAACTGCCAGTTGTCTGATGTCCACTGTGAACTACCGTAACCAAGAGGCAGGACTTTAGTAATAGACGTGACTGAGTCAGATATAGTTATATATTCATTAGTGATATCGGTAGACGTTAATTGGTATTTTAGATAAGTTTTTTCAATCGCATCAGAATGAAACTCTTGATAGAACTGTAACGCTTCATCAATCCTATCGGATATTTGATCTTCGTCAACGTTGATTTCTAGAACAGGTGCACCCAATCTTCTTAGGCAGAATTCTATAAGCGTCGATCTCGATGTTGGAATTGCCATACGTGGATGCTCTTATTAATTTAGTATACACATATTTATACGATCCACACTCTATACGAATTAGGTACGTATTCTTCAGTGTATTGCTGAATACCGTAGGCCTTTATCTTACTTAAATAAAGGCCATCCGGTACAGCATTTTCTTTTATTCTTATGTCAGATGAATACACGTCGACATTAGGATACCTTATAATTCCGTCTGCAGCCGGATATATTCCAGCAATAACGCTGGATGGCGCAGACGACCACATTAGTTAATATCTTGTATGTGGTCACACAGTCTAAACTTTTTAGCTTCTTTACCAGATAGCCAAACGTCAGATGGTGGTAATAACTTTTCTTTAATAACTTTTTCAGATAAGCCAGTGCATAGTTTATAATGCTCTAGCATGCGTTGACCAGCATATTTCTGTTCTACTGTAGATGCAAACAATTCATGCTCCTTACCTTTACTTCCCCATGAATATTGGTGAGAAAGTATCGAGGTATTAGGTGTTATTACCCTGTTGCCCTTAGCTCCAGCCATAAAGATTAATAATCCAGCAGATGCAATAAGGCCTAATCCAATTGTATGTACAGGGATCTTAGATCCTCTTATTACATCAATTAATGCTAATGCAGAGTATACTGATCCACCGGGTGAATTAATAATTATTGTTAGATTTTTTAACTTGTTACCATGATGTGCATTGTGCATAAGTATGAATCTGATTGCTCTTTCACATATCTCATCATCAATCTTTTTCATGATAATAAATTTTCCACTTTCCTCTAAAACATAAGGTCCAGAAATTACTGTTTGTGTTTGTTCATAGGTCGAATCGTCGGTGTTACTTCCTGTTTGTAGCATACTATATTCCCTAAATAATTATATAATTCCCATATCTTTTGCTATAAACAAAGCTCCTGCTGAAACAACTAACAATAACACTATGCCTATTATTAATACTACGGTAAATATGTCATTATTTTCATTGGCTCTTTTAGCGTTAGCCTTCTTTCTTTTAACAGCTTTTATCTTAACGCCTCTATTATAATCATCTCTAAATTTACAAAAGTCGACATAACCTTGTAGCCTTTGCTTGTTAAGCATGAATTTTAATTGTTCTTCATTCTTCTTTAGCTGTTCCTGTGCTTGGAAAGCTTCCATTATATTGCCGGTGCCAGCTTTAACTTGTTTCTCTATTGCCTTCTCAGCACCAAAGTACTTACTAATTGCAGCACCTGCACTAGCAATGTCTTTACCGTTTGATATAGTCATTTTAATGACTTTTAGAGCCGCATTCGCGACAGCTAATTCTGCAAGCATGATTTATTTACCTCTTAATGGATAATAACAATCTCATGTAAAAATGAATTGTTTCTGCGTTATTATATTAGAAACAATTCATATATTCAAATACCTGTTAAGAAGGCTTTGTAGGTCTAACCATATCCGTTGGGATAGCTATAGCTGCATTAGTTGCAGGCATATCTCTACAAGCCTGACGGTATGTAGCCCACTCAGCCTTAGCTGCATCGCTTAAAGGTGAATCAGCACCTTGAGTCCAATCAGATTCTTGTAATAAAGAATCTCGGGCAGCCACAACAGCTGTTCTTATTTGAGCAGCTGTAATTGCAACCTCAACGTGTGGAGGAAACCACTCAACCCAACCATGGTCAGAAAACTCCATTCCATTTTTTAGACCTGTCATTATCAACACCGAAGCATAAGGTTGTTTTTCTGCTTCAATGACACCATTCACTACTCTATTAAAAAATACATTATCCATCGACATTACATATCTCCTGTGCCGGTTGCTGGGAATGCACGGCCGTTGCCCCAAATGATGCGGACACAACCACGTCCACCTTTATCTAACGATTGTGGCCAATAAGAGTTATCACCTACACCACCAGCACCACCGCCATAGAGTCCACCTGGACGATATAGCTGTCCTTTGCTAGTGTATCCATTTTCTCCAGCTCTACCATCCTCACCGCCAGATCCACCCATACCACCAGATCCGGTATTTGGAGGGTTTTGTCCAGAATTACCTTGTCCCCAAGGACCTACACCACCACCAGATGGCCAACCCCATGTAGAGCTATAATTTCTTCCACCAGAAGCACTACCGCCAGAACCAGCACCACCATTATAATTAGAACCATTACCAGTATAGCCACCAGCTCCTCCGCCAGAATCACTGCTGCCACCATTTCCACCAGCTCCTCCGCCAGTACCAGTATAACTTCCACCAGTGTAGCCATTTCCACCGTGGCCAGATACAGTATTTGTGTCGATGAAATATGAATGTCCACCCTTACCAGCACCATTCTGACCTTGGTAGGCACCACCACCCATGCCGAGATCTCCACCGTGCCCCATCTGCAGCTCGTAAACTGTCCCTGGTACTACTGTTATATCATTTTTCCAACCAAGGCCTCCGCCACCTCCGCCACCGTGACCGGAAGAGGTTGCACCACCCTGATTTCCAGAACCTCCACCGATACAAACAACACACACACTAGTGACATCTGGAGGACAAGTCCAGTTGGCAATTCCTTCACCAAAACCGTAAAATGCCTGACCTACTGGACTTGTACTACTACTACTACCACTAGAACCACTAGCAGCAGCAGCTGCATCAGCAAATTTTAATTGTCCTTTACCATCTGTCTGCAACGATTGCCCTGAAGTACCATCTTTCTTCGGCAACTTTAAAGGGGTACCCCCATCGCTGGCTTGTAATTCATCTACTACTATTATACTCATCTTTGTTCTCCAACTTTGAGGTAATCAAGGGCTACTTCTGTAGCCCATCCATATTTACAGATTACGCGTCGCTATCAGGAACAATAGCGTTTAGCTCTGCCCAAGTTGTAGCTGCACTGACTGCAGTCTGCTTAGTTGCACCAGTAGTAACTAATGTGGCAATTGCAGCCTGCATAGTAGTCTTTGCCGCACCTGTAGCATTAAGTTGATCACTGATAGAGTATGCTTCTAAAATAGCATTCTTTGTATCTCGTTTAATTGCATCGTTAATTTGCCCTTGTACATTTGCCAAGTGCGCAATATCTATTGTAGTAGCCATTATTATCTATCTCCGTACATTGTTGCACATAAGTTATAAGTATGCCAGGGGTATACCTGGGTATTAGTTGTACCTTCTTTATTACCAACACGAGCCTGAGCAAGACAATGTAACATTCTATTATCAGTAACCAATTCAGTACCAAAGAAAGTATCAAGGTTATAAGGCATATTTGAATCTTTGAACCTGTATGTGGTCTGGTAACAGTGAGTACTAAGTATGAACACCAGTACTGTAGTTTTCGCAGGAATCACTACACTGCCCGTGCGATTCTGTGATGGTGTATCGCTGCCGCCATTCCATGCAGATGTCCATGTTCCAGCTGTTGTAGCTGCATATGTTGCAGCATCAGGAGTATAATACCAAATGCCTGCACCACCATAGTTACTATCCTTAGATGACAAGTAAGTCTCAAAGGTCCGTGAAACTTCACCAGCACTTGTGTTACGAATAGGCATACAACGCCATGTGACACCAGCATAGTTACTTGTTACGTTATCATAGTAGAACATATCTGCATTGTTACGACCAATACGATCGCCGTTAGCGTATTCAAATTTACGCTGGAATGAGTTTGATTCGCCGTCATTTGAGTACATATGTTGGCTAGTACCATTCGGATAACCATCACCCAAGAACATATTCCAGCCCTGAATAATTGAGTTAGCATCTTGCCAGCTATGATAATACGTGGTCCATGCACCAGACGAACTCCATTCACCAGTAGAATAAACGTTCTGACGTGCTGAAGTGGTTACAAGAGAACCAATAATATCGATGCTATCTGTTGGAGCAGCTGGTCCAGGAGTGGCCCATGTTGAGGTAGTACCAGCACCTTTAGTCACAAGTTGACCGACTGTACCGGCGGTGCTTGGTAAACCAAACCCGGTAAAACCTAATGCACCAGCGCCGTCAGATTTGATAACGGCATTGGCGACACCGTCAGCGGCGGGTATCGTTAAAGGCACCCCTCCATTTTTGGCGATTTGATCTACAATTAATTTTGACATATATATGTTTCCTTAGTATTAAGGCCGATTAAACCGCCTTGGTATTTACGCAGACATGAAGTATTCACGTCCGCACAATTCTATTTATAACTTATTAAATAACCATTCTTTGAGGTATTCCAACAAGTAATTCTTGTCCTGATGATACGGTCAATACAACATCTGGTCCCATATCTAAATTTTCACCGAATGCAAGTGTATTAGCTGATACTGTAGTATTAGTGATTACATATTCAGGTAATCTTATAGGCTGAACCGTAGTTGAAAAATCTGCTATCATCATAAGAGCATCTGTTGCTATATGTGCTACGGTGCTTGCACCACTAACCTCTAACTGCTTAGTGTAAACTCCAACTCGCTTATTAGATTGTGTAAAATTAGAAGTTATAGTATTGCCTGTATGGAAATCGTAATAGTATAATCCCTTTTGTACAGTTTCCCAAGTTGGGTTTGCGTTAGCACCGTTAGTCCTTAAAAATTTACCAGCTACGCCAGCATTCAAAGCAGCCGGACCAGCTGCAGCACGATACAATAAATCACCATGTGAAGTTATTGTCAGACCTACGTCTGTTCCTGCGTTAGCAAAGGTTTGCCAATTTGAAGAATCTCCAGCAAATGATCCTGATGTATGATCAGCAGAAGCTACATAAACTGAACCACCAGAGTTAACAATATCATTAACTTTGTATACAGTACCAGTTGTCCAAAGACCTTTCCAATCTAATCCAGCAGTGAATCGTACCCAGTTATTTGAAGCTAGCTCTGTAGCAAATACTGAAGAACTGTGAGCAACAAGAGCTTTAAACGTTTGTCCACCATAAGATACAACATCATCGATAAGATATGCTGTACTTGCAGACCAATCTCCCATTGACCTAATGCCTGTTGCTAATGCGTCCCATTGACCTGCATTAGATACTGGATCAGAACCTGTAGTGGGGTTATCAGCGACTGCGATATAAGCAGAACCACCGAAAGTTACTACATCAGATATTCTGTAATTAGCCTTTGCGACATTCCATGCAGCAAGGTATTTAAGACCTGTTGTTAATGTATCCCAATGAGCACTGTTAGTTACTGGATTGGATCCAACTGTTGGGTTCTGGTTAGCAATAAATGTGCCAGCACCATAAGAGACAATATCATCTTTTTGGTAAACAGTTGCAGCGTTAAATACGCCTTCCCATTGCACACCAGACGCCAATGCATCCCATTGCGCAGAGTTACTTACAGGATCTGATCCAACTGTGGGGTTATCAGCAATTGCAATAAATGCAGAACCACCAAACGTTGCAACATCAGATATTTTATAATCAGATTTAGAATTACTCCATGCTGAAGTATATTTAATACCAGAAGTTAATGGATCCCATTTAGTTGCATCAGTAGGCAAGTTGCCAGTTGTATCAACCTTTGCGATGTATACTGAAGCACCATATGAAACTACATCTGATTTCTTATAACCAGAAGCATTTGTGTATATGCCTTTCCAATCTAAACCGTGAGAGAATGTAGACCAGTACGTTGCATTTGTCGGTAGGTTACCACCAGCAGAGTTAACGATACAAATATATGTGTTAGCACCATAATAAACAATATCATCTTTCTGATATACAGTAGCGTTATTATAGGCTCCTTCAAATTTAATACCAGTAGCAAGTAGCTGCCAGTATGTAGCATTTGGTGGTGCATTGCCAGCAGTAGGTTCTTCAAGTATATTTACATATGCGTTGTTTGAGTGATGTACTACTTCATGTGGCTTATATGCATTTGTTGAATCATATTCACCTTGCCATGAAAGACCTTCTTGAACTTTTGCCCAATAGGTTGCATTAGTTGTAAGATTGCCAGACGTTTTGACGGAATAAATGTATACGAACACATCACCACCGTGTCTAACTAGGTCGTTGTATTCATATAGAGTATTAGAAACCCATACACCTACCCAGTTAAATCTTAGTTTACCTAAATCAATTGTTGTACTCATGGGTATATTACCTTAATGTGTCCATTATTTCCCCAACCATAGCTAACGCCATCTTGGGACCAAAAATGATCTGTATAATCCTCAGCATCGAGAATAGACGGATCCGGCAGCTTAATAATTTTTGTATCATCATCAATAACATCAATTGTTAAGTTACCCGTTGCAACATTATATTTAAAACCATAAAAAGTCTGATGACTTAATGATGGTGTATCAGTTGGTTGAGCTCCAATGTATGACATTATACTGTGATCTCCAATATACTTATAAATGCTGTTAATTTGCTATTCACTGATGCTCGCACCATTAATGAATCGTTTTGTTCTAAATTAATAGGCTTATCAAATACTAGGGTTGAACCTGCTTTGATTGGAGCTCTATGTAATACTGTAAAATCAGCAGAAGCAGTTGCATCACGAACAATTAAGTCAGCTAATACTATATCACTATTAGAAGTGTTCGCAAGGAATATAGCATTAACAACACCATCAGTACTTGCCGGAGCCGTATAGACTGCGGTTAATGTTGTACTTGCTGCAAGTCCTGCATTTGTAAAATTATTAGCCATACTAATTAACCACCTAGTGCTATTGACATTGCTATTGCTGCGTCACTTCCAGAAACAATTGGTACTTCATCAACTGTTCCATCGCCACGCTTTAAAGTTAGTTTATTTCCGATCATAAGTAGCGCATCAGCATCTGTACTTATGGCACTTGAATGAGTACTATAATCTATCAAATCTGCAGTATCTATAGATCCATCGCCACGTGCCAATTTTAATTGATTACCGACTATTGTTAATACATCAGCTCCAGAATGCAGTGACGTTGATAATGTAGCAACATCAACAGTATCAAATGTTCCGTCTCCACGCTTTAGCTTAATCTGGCCGTTCACTATAGTAAGTGCATCAGCATCACCTGATAAAGAAGATGCATTGTCAGTAAACACTAAATCCTTCTTGTTCTTACTAGCGCCTTGGCCAGACTTTACTGAGAAATCTCTTACAATTGTTGCCATATTAATTTCCTACACGTATGATCTATAGTACTTATTTATAATAAAAATAAAATAATGATTTACAAATATGTAAAAACATGTTATAGTTACACATTAGTACTAATATTTATAGGTGTTATAAATGCTATAGGACGAGTTACTTTATGAATTACCTTTTAATATCATTGAAGTTGTCGAAATAGCTTTGCCCATTTGTACGGCAGGTGAAGTTGATACTGTTGATACTGTACCGTT